CAAAAAGAGATGGCAAGATGCACCTAGATCCATTCGAGCCATCAAACAAGTTAGTCATGGTAGGGTGTTTAGATGATCGTGGTAATGAATATTTATTTAATATGGATGGGACTTATCAAAACAATTACGATGTAACAATCCAAGAGTTATTAGACCAAGCTACTATCCTAATCGGTCATAACATTGCTTATGATTTGATGTGGCTTTGGGAGTCAGGGTTTAAGTATGACGGTCCTATCTTTTGCACTATGCTTACAGAGTATGTTTTGCAAAGAGGTATCAAAGAACCCTTGCACCTCAAAGATTGTGCAGAGAGATATGATTTAGAGACAAAGAAAGAAGACACGTTAAAGAACTATTTTGCTCAAGGCTTCGCCACAGATGAGATTCCAAGAGCAGAACTGTCTAGTTATCTTTCAGCAGACCTACATGCAACACAACAACTAAGTGATAAACAATATTACAGATTAAATACACCAAAAGATGCTGGGTTGATGAATACTGTTTTGTTCACTAACAAAGTGTCTGTTGCACTCGCAAAGATATACAAACGAGGATTCAAGGTAGATGTAGATACTCTTGAGTCTGTCCAACAAGAATTTCAAAATGAAAAAAGTGAGATAGAAAAAAGATTACAAGTGCAAGTGAAAGAACTTATGGGTGATACACCTATTAATTTAAATAGTCCAGAACAGATGTCATGGATTCTTTACAGTAGAAAGCCAAAAGATAAATCTACGTGGATGAATAACTTTGCACATGCTATGGAAAAAAGTAGTTTCAATCAAACTATAAAAGATAATACCGATATAGTTTATAAAACAAAAGCACAAAAGTGTAGAACTTGTATTGGATCAGGTGTAATTAGAAAGGTGAAAAAGGATGGAACTCTTTATGCTCGATTACCTAAATGTCCTGACTGCAATGGGAATGGCTATTCTTTTATTTCTGTGGGAAAAGTAGCAGGATTCAAATTTAATCCACCAAATGTAAAGTGGGTAAGTGCTAATGGTTTTAGTGTTAATAAAAAAATGTTAGAAGTGCTACAACATGTAACAAAAAGAAATGACAGTGTGCCTGCATTTAACTTCTTAACTGATATACAAAGATTATCAGCATTAGATACATACTTATCTTCATTTGTAGAGGGAATAAAAATACATACTAAGACAGATGGAATGTTACATGTAAGACTTTTACAACACAGAACATCAACAGGAAGATTTAGTGGTGCTGATCCTAACATGCAAAACATGCCAAGAGGTGGTACATTTCCTGTTAAAAAAGTATTTGTTTCTAGATGGCAAGGTGGAAAGATTTTAGAAGCAGATTTCGCACAGTTGGAGTTTAGAACTGCAGCTTATTTATCACAAGACAAAACAGCAATGAAGGAGATACAAGATGGCTTTGACGTTCATGCATACACTGCTAGTGTCATTACGGAATCAGGTCAAAAGATTACGAGGCAAGAAGCGAAAGCTCACACCTTTGCCCCTCTCTATGGAGCAACAGGATTTGGGAGAACGACTTCTGAAGCAAAATATT